CCTCGGTAATCTCTGTGTCGTCACCCAAAAACATAACCCACTCATGGTGCGTCTCTTTGGTCAGGATGTTCACCATCTTCGGACATCCGATACGGTCATGGTCCACCATTGACACAATCTCTGCATCCGGCAGATATTTCTTCACCGACTCGATACACCGGGCCGCCGATTCAGGACGGACAACCGGGATAATCACTGAAATGTTCATATTTGCTCCCCTTGTCGTAAATACTGTTCTGCGATCACCTCGACATCGTTGTTTTCTATGATGTAGGGCCGCATGTTTAAATCAGGATCGTACTTTTCAAACTCCTGCCGGGTTCTCTCGGCGGTCCAAAACTCGTTATGCCTGCGCCCGGAACAGTTATATTGCCGAAGCTCGTAAATCGTGTCCGGTGTCACCATCCCGTCACATCCGCACCAGTTGACGATACAGACGTTTTTGCCACAACTCATGGCCTCATACGCGCCCCGCCCGGAAGTCACCACCAGATCGGCCCATTGGATGTTTTCTTTCACCCCATCGGCCCATCCGGTTTGGATGCGGTATTCACAGCCCTTAGAAGACGGTTCAACAAGCTCCATGTTGGGTGCGCGGTTGTTCATCCACAAAATCCGCTTCAAGGTTTTGTCGACCGGGGCCGGGCTGAAATATTCTGTGTCAATCGGGTTACGGATAATGGTTGACCGAAATCCTTTTGCTGATAAACTGTCCTGCACTTCTTCAGACACGGCCACATAAGCATCTGCCCCAGGGATCGGTTGCTCAAGATCCGGGATAACGCCGTGCGATGTAAAAACACGTTTGTCAATATTCCAGTCCCGAAGCGCCGCAAGACATACGTTGTGATTGATAATCGCAAGGTCATAATGCGTTTCTTTGGAGCATGTTGCCGGGATCAAGTTGTTCATGCCGTCGTATGCAAACGCATCAACATAATGAGTTTTGGACAGGTGTTCAAACATGGTCTTGGTCCATGTCTCTGTTCCGGCCCGGTGCTGAAGACTATATGTGGCGAGCAATATTATCATGCGTCCAACCATTCCGGGTGGTTCACGGTCCATTCAACGACTCTCCGCAGGCTTTCTCTGAACCGTACCGGCGGTTTCCATCCCATCCGTTCCATCTTCGATCCGTCGAGCGCGTATCTCAAATCATGCCCCGGTCTTGCTGAGTGAAAATCAACCATTTGGTAGTGCAAGGGTTTGTCAAGAGCCATTGCGATTTCGTGTGCAAGATACAGATTGTCTACTTCGATATCCCCAACGATATTAAACCGCCCGCTACCGGCGTCACACTTACTCAATGTTTCAATGCTGTTTTCCAAAACAAAATCAACCGCGTCTGCCACGTTCCGGGCATGGATGTAAAACCGGCTCCCTGGAAGTGTCTTGTCCTCGTTTGCATGGATCGAAACGACCTCGCCGGACAACACCTTGCTTATTACCATCGGGATGAACTTTTCCGGGTGCTGTCTTTCTCCGAACACGTTCATGGTATTGGTGATAATAACCGGCAGTCCGTAAGTATTCGCATATGCCGCACAAATAGACTCTTGCGCTGATTTGCTGGCCGAATACGGATTGCCTGGGTTGTGCGGATCACCCTCTTTGTAAAGCACATCGTCCGGTGCGGGACCGTAAACCTCATCGGTGGAGAACTGCAAAAACCGTTTTAAACCGGGCATTGTCCTGGCCCATTCTAAAAGATGAAGCGTCAGGTTGATATTGTTCTGGACAAACGGCACCGGGTTATCAATAGATCGGTCAACATGGGACTCGCTGGCAAGGTTTATGATGTAATCCACATTGCCGATTTCCCGGCAGACCCCGCAGGAAATCCCTGAAGACAGGTCAGCAGAAAAAACATACACCCGGCGGGCATCGAAACAGTCAATGTCGCGGAGGCGGTCATAACCGGATGAGGCATAGGTCAGGCTGTCCAAAACAACGATGTCGTGGTCGGTGTTTTTCATATAGTGTTCAACTATATGGTGTCCGACAAACCCGCATCCTCCTGTTATGGCTATTTTCATGTTTTCTTCCACCGTGCGTCATATTCAACAATCGCCCTGAAAATCTCGTTTTGTTCGCCCTCTCTCAGAAGTTGCTGGTTCACCCGCTCCATAATGATTGGGGTGTAACCCGTTGCTGCCGGGGTCGCATAATCATAAACGGTTGTCAGTGCGCCGTATGCGGTCAGTCTCAAGGCATTTGTGGCGGCGTAGATATCAAACTGCACCCGGACAATTTCATAATATTCCCCCGCCAGCATGTAATCAGGCCGCCCGGTAATCAGGTTATAAACGGCATAGGTGAAAGCGGTCCCTTGTGGCGAAAGCTCAAAATGCAAGCCACCGGGCAGGGCGGCTTTTAATGCCGCACTTGAGCTATATGCGCTATATATGCCGGTTAATATTTGTTGCATCGTCTTGCCTTGCCCATAGGTCGTTTCCCGGTGACGGAGAAATTGACGCTTTCCTGTCTATCTGAAAAGGCACTAACTCGTACCCATATGCCCTGGCCGCCTCAGAAACCGTGTCGAAAGATAACAATGGTTCTGCCTCAATATTCATTTCATCCACATTTAGCCAAATAGTTGCCCTGTTTGCTTCGTCTGGCCTCATCCGAATGTCGCAAGCGGCCACGTTGCTTAGTTCTGTCCCATCTGCTTTTGTGAACTTGACCGAACGGGGGTTCATGCTGGTTGCTGTGATTCTGATTTTGTCCATAGTCGTTGCTCCCTTCGTTTTACTTCGCTCCAAACAACCGTCTGGCAGCGTTGATATTGCTTTCCAAAGCCGGTCTTAAAAACGGCTTCGCGGGCATCTTTGCCACTTCTTTGCCGAAGAACATCCCGCTTTTAGCGCCATACTTTTCAAACTTCATAAACTTCTTTGTCAGTGGTCGCCTAACATTTTCTCCGCCATATTCAACCAACATGGAGTGGGGGGCTGTGCTAACCACAATCCAGCCGCCGTCATCGAATTTTGATTTTTTGGCCCGAACGCCTTTTCTTAAATTGCCCGTCACGGAATGGATTTTTGCTCTTGCGTCCCTCGCAACCTGTTTGGCTATTGCCTCTGCGTTCTCGTTGATGTGGTCAGCCAACTTCTTTTCAAATTCGGTCAGATCAAACCCAACCGTAACTGTCCCGCCGCCAGCGGTGTGAATCGTCTCTTTCGTTTTCGGTGTTTTCCGACTGAACGAATTAAAATCAAATTCAGATGCCGGGATGCCCTTTGTGTACTCGCTAAAACCGCCCATTACACCGCCTCTCTGCAAAGCAAGACCATAAAATCAGCCCTCTTGCCGTCTTCGATGTCGATGATTTCGTAATTCGTGCCGCCGTAAACCACCCTATGCGCCCTGGTCAGGCTTGAGTATCTGCGGATTCGCAGCTTGAACTGTTCGCGCTCAGATAGCCGCCCCGCTTCGATCCTTTCAAGGCCGCGCAGGGGTATGTACTCGGCCCATGTCGGAGCGCCGGAAACAGCCGCCCAGGACTCCGTAGTGGCACCCATAGCATCGGCTCCGGTTGTCAAAGCCTCGATAGATATTTTCTGGTCAAGTTTGGCCGGTATTGGCATTATTGCCTCCACACCCGGTATGGTCGTAAAAGGTTCTGGATCGCGTCGTCCCGATATTTGGAATAGTCCTCTGGCATACCGCCGTAAAAAGACACGACCATCAACCGACAAGCCAATTTGATCCGTTCAGGGATGTTGGCCGTGTAGTAAGACCCTTCAGGCGCGTACCCGCACACATATTTAATTTCAATCGGGTAGTCTTCGTTGTGCAGCGTAACAGTGGGCCATGTTTTGCCGTATCCACGAACGACCCTGCCGGGTTCAGATCCCGGATCGAGACTATAATCGTCACTGCTGAAAGTTTCTTGAGTCCCGGCAGAGTCGGTATATTTAATATGGGTGATGCTTCGGATTTCGGGATACAGAAGGTGAAACACCTTGTCATCCGGCCATTTATCGAAATACGCAATCCTGGTTTGCTGAACAATCGCACGGGCGCACATGGACTCGATCTCTTCCCTGGCAGATTTAATCATGCCGGTAATCATGTCGTCATGGTCCGTGTGGTCGATCCGAAGCTGGTTCTTCGCTTCGGCCAGCGTGATCGGCTCAACCGTTGGCTCCGTGTCAACTACTGTTACCAATGGATACATCAGATTGTTTTCCCTTGGACTATTGCCAAAATTGGCCCGGCCCCGGATGCGTCAATAGTTAAAGAAGTATTTGCCGCAAGCAAAATCGGGGGATTGAATACGCGGGTAAACGTCTGCCCGGTAGCAGTAAAAACCACCGGCCCAACCAGTATTGATGTGACCGAACCATCTGTTTCACCGGCCCCGACGGTTACGCTTATCGCCGTGGCACAATTTAGCGTAAGGCTATGGACCTCCAGGTTATTCCCAGCCCCTGGAGCGGCCTTGATTTCCTCACACCCGGAGGCGTCCGCGCTGTATGCGTTGACCGCCCAACCTCCGCCTGAATTTTGTACCGCTGTCGCTGTTATTGCCATCTGTCACCTCTTAGGTGTTGCCCCCGGCGAACCGGGGGCGTCTTTGTTTTCAGTATTAGTTACGCATCAGCAGCAGCAGCGCCAAGCGGGATACCGTAAATGTCGATACCCGCAGAATCAGCAACATAACTCTCCATAGGGGCAAGGTTGCCGATATCGTAGTTGGCCGCTGTAGTGGCAAGGCCACCAACAACCATGTTACGGGCAAAAATTCCTGTGGCCGCAGCGTCAAGCTCAACAGCCATATCACCAGCGGTTGAACTGACATTGACAATGCAGTTGTCAGCGATGTAGGCCCGGAGAATTTCGTCACAAGATGCCGGGGTGGTATTATCAAGTGCGTGTTCCCCGAAGTGGCCGTGAATCCAGTTGCCTACAATCTCGATGTCATCGCACCCGTCAACAACAATACCGGACGTTGATCCGGCGGTACCAAGACTCATAAATTTGTTGTTATAAATCTTGACAAACTGTGCGTCAGTGGCGGTCAGGTGGTTGGTAAACTGACTTGTTGCATGAACAACAGTCTCGCACCCTTCAATGTGGGCAGCGTCACCCGTAATTGTGATCGGGCAGGTGACAGTCGTTGCAACAACCCCAAGGTCAAATATGAGGTTTTTAACTGTCACAGAGGCCGCAGTAATGGCAAGTGTGGCGGCAAGGGCGCCAAAGGTAATTGTTGGCCGGTCACTGCCGTTGCCAAGACCGATGATGGAAATACCCGCAACATCAGCAGTGATGCTTGTAATAGGGTCTTCTGAGTGTCCCGGCATAACCATGATTCTGTCGCCCTGGTTCGCGGTACACTGCCCGATGGCATAATCAATGGTTGCAAAAGGGGCGTCAGGGTTCTGCCCGTTACCAGTCGCGTCGGTCCCGGTGGTACTGTTGACCCAATAAATGTCACCGGTTGTCATCGCTTCGTTGACAACGGTAAACACCCCGCCAGATTGTTTTCTTACAAAAAGTTCTGTTTTAGACATCTTTCAATTCCTTCCCGGATTGTCCGGTGTTAGCGGCCTCAAAAAACGCCTGTTTTTCTTCCGGCGTTACATCGGCCAAGTGGTGATACGTTATAAGTTCGGGATATGGTGCTTTCCCGTTTTCAAGAAATTCAAACACGGTTGGATCACCCCATTGATAGGCATATTCTACCCATCTTGCATGGACATAATCAACGGCGTGAGGGGGTTGTCTCCGGTTCACAATGTCGGTATTGAAGGTTTCGTAAATCAGGGACTCAACCTCTGCCTGTTCCGGCGTGATTTCGTACTTGTCAGACGGTCCCGCTGTCATTTCCATCTCCGTGCAGCCTCGCTTTAGAATGACATCAACCTCGGTGCCAAGGAGCGGGTCATTGTCAACCGCCTGCCGAACCAACCTGTAACACTCAAGCCCTTGCTGAAGACTCCGGCTGTACCAATATGCGCCATAAAGACCGAACACATGCGCCCGATGCTCAATGCCACATTTGGCGTGCCAACCCATCCGCTTCTGGAGGTCAACTGTGGCGATAAGCTGTTTCAGGGTCTTTGGCCGGGCAACCACCTTCCAACAATTCTGGCACCCGGACGGAACCCAAACCTTATCCTTGCGGATTTTTGGAGAAACCTTTTTAAAGATCACGTTAAACATGACTTTGGACCATAGTTGACAGTTTAAAACGCCCTTCTGGACAACAAAGTGCCATGGCACGTCCCATGCTGTGTTTGATGGCCCGAAGTCAAGTTTCCCGTCGCTATCCCTCACGACAAGATACCCGCTCTTGAGCAGATCAAAAGACCACATCAAGATATCCCGTCGCCTCAGTTCTGTGTATGGTGCTGTCATAGATATGCTCCCTTAGTTTATGTTAGGACAACATATCCAGCGGCGTAGCCTGCGGATATCTCGGATGCCCGATTGCAGTCACCTGGACCAATGCAGCGTTCCAGGTTGAGTCGTCAAAAGACAATGCGATACAGTCGTTTCCGTCGGTAAGTTGATCGCCACGAACCTCAAAAACAAACATTTTGCTGTCATCGCCGTTTGCAACAGTGATCCCGCCGTAAGAGGACACGGAATCAGCCGAAGTCTTGGTGAAAGCGGCAGCAGTGGCAGCGGTTTTTTCGTAGTAGTTGTCAATACCAAGGCGAGACTCGCTCGCCACGGTATCAGACACAGAATCCATCTGACGGACGGAAATCCCGCCACCCACAGTCACGGTGCCGGTAGTCACAATAAAAGTAACCTTGTGGTAGTCGTTCATAGTGATAATGTCTGTTGCCGCAACGCTGGACACTGTAGCCGCAGCCTGGAGCAAAACAGGGTTCATTTCTTCAGGGAAAAAAGTCATTTCAATGTTCCTTTCATATTGTTTGGTAGCCGGTATTACCCGGCCACCATATTGTCAATTATCTGGCCTGCAATGTCACAAAGGGAGAAATGGTGCTTGCACCCTTGTACGGTGTGATTGCAGATGCCTGCATGGGCTGACCGTCAACACGGACGATAAACCTGAAAGCAGTTTCGTCATAAACAAACCGGACGTGAATAGAAGTAGCGGCCTGCATAGAGCCTTTGTCGGCCCAGATATACCGGGACAGGTCGGCAAAGATAATATCGCCAGCGTCACCCAATGCAGAACACTGTTCGATGGGTTCAATCGGGCGGCCCAACAGAGCACCCATCGGAGCGTTGGGGAGTTTGCCGGGTTCGATGTATAGTGGCACGCCGCCTGTTCCAACAGCCAGATGGAGTTGGAAAATCTGCGGCCATACTTCCTGGTTGATGTACCATACCGCCCGACTTAAAGAGCGGGGGTCCATGCGGGCAAACATTTTCATCACGTTTTCCGCAACCAGCGTATCTGCGGCCTGGCCCGTTTCCTTGTTG